CTGGTATCCCGCTTCGAATCTATTCTGGTCAATAGCAAGGTTCTGCCATGCCTCAAAGTACTCCTTCACACCGTAGTCATTCATTACATGAAAGGTCAATGAGATATCTGTGACAGCATAACCGTATGCCATTCTTTCCATCTTCATACCGATACGACGTTCGTTAGTCATAATCTGACGACCAGGAAGCTGTACGTCTTTACATAATAGATTTAGTTCTCGAACGGATGCACCTGGAAAGCCACCTGGTAATTCTATCAAGAACAGATTGGCCCTTGCCATTCCATCCTTGGCAGATACTAAAGACTTAAACTGATCAATGCTTGCCATTAAATCATCCTTCTGGAGTTAGAATAAACCGTTGACTTACCAGCCTTTTGCCAATCAGCTGTAGGTAAGAATGCTGCAATCTCCCACTCGGGCGCGTGCACCTTCGCGAACCTACTTCTTACGTTGCTGGCTAGGTAATGCTTTATACAAGGTTTAAAATATTTGTACTTTGACGACCTTTTCAATAGTGAATAGGACAAAGCAAATTTAGTAGTTTCGTCATACTTATCATTACTGGTTATATCCAGCAAAGCGTCAAGAAACTTAGCTCTAAGAACTGGTGGAAGGTAATGCAGATTCAATCCTAAGAATCCCCCTTCTGCTTTATCGATAACGATTACCAGTGGGAAGGAATCATAGAATGGGAGTGTGTCTTTATGCTTTGGATCATAGAAGAACATATACATCGAACCAACTACGGATCGATCAGATAGTGTTACTGGTTCTTCCTTCATCAAAGCACTACGACTAACATTACGGAGTGCCATTGCCTTCCGTCTGAACCAATCCCTTGATTCTTTAGTCCTGGGTGTAATACCGGCTCTAAACGCTTGTAATTCTAGTTTGTTAAATAAGTTGCTCATGGTACTATTTATGTACGTTTTTTAACTTTTATTGGACCAAGTGGCTTCAGTTTCTTTTTGGGATTCGGTAATATACCAAGAGCACTTAAATGTTTCTCCGTCCATATTTGGAAGTCCCAACCACGATCCATTGCATATTCCTGTGCAGCTTTCCACTTGTTCTGGTTCTTGACATATGTCATACCTTCTGTGATATAACGTTTGGTCTTTCTACCTTTATATTCTGGAGGGGATGTTTCCTTAGCTGGCTTAATCTCTACAAGTACCGTCTTGCCATTTTTATAGGTAATCTTTAGGTCCATGAAGTATCGATGGTACTTCTTATCCACATCATAGAAATATGGGATGACGACCTCTTCAGATCCCCAGCTCTTTATATCCGCATTATCATCGCACCATTTAAATGCGTTGCGTTCCCATAATGATCTAAAGATAACATTATCAGGGTCACCTTTATACTTGCTTCGATTCTTTACCTTATATCTTCCAGAGTATGCCATAATTACCATATAAATACTTTTAACTTTTTAATATTTATTAAGGATAAAACTATGTTGAATGTTCAAGTGCAATTTGGTGCTGCTAAGCAAAGGCTAACCCGGTCACTGGCCGGAAGAGACCGTATGCGGTATCCTCTTACTGATCAGGAGACATATCAAGGTCGAGTTATATTCACGGCTAGAAAGACTGAAACTATTAATCTATCAGAATCTGTGACTGATGCTATTATTAGTGGCGCAGTGGAAATAGACCGAGCCGTTGGGCTTGGCCTCAGTGACGAGGGAGAATCCAGTAAAGTAGCTTCTGATGCACGTGAAAAAGCCAGAGAGGCCTTAACGGCTCAAGGAAAAAGCACATACACAAGCAAGCTCCCGAAAAGGGTTGGTAGCGGTAGAAAATGTACATTATATCTTCCTATGTCTATGCAATTTGCAGATAGAGTTTCCTATAACAATATCGATCTAGGTATTTTAGGGGCTGGTACAGAAGCTGCTTTGCAATCCGGAGGAAACCTCGGTGCTGCTATAAAAGAAGGTATATTTAACTCATTTAATGGAATTGGAGACATGATTAACTATGGACTAGGTAGTCCAGGTGCTCAAGTTGCAGCAATGAGAATTGCCTCTAAGCTAAACACTGGTGTTGCTGCGGCTATTGGTAGTACAACTGGTATTGCTCTAAATCCAAACAAAAGAGCTATTCTAGCTGGGCCAGAGATTAGAACATTTAGATTTACGTTTAAAATGATCCCCGATAGCCACGAGGAAGCTGAAGAGGTAAAGAGAATCGTAAGATTCTTCCGTGAGGAGATGTACCCAGAGTCCCAAAGAGAGTTCGGTGTCTCTGCAGCATTTCGTTATCCTAGTATTTTTGATATTCAAATGAAATACCGTAATACCGACGTGGCTAGTTCTATAAAACCTTCCTATCTGACTGATGTGGCTGTAGTATATAACCAATCATCTATGGCTTTCCATGCGGATGGTAACTTCCAAGAGACCGACATAACCTTAACATTTACAGAGACCGTTGCACTGACTGCTCAAGATATTGCCGAGGGTTATTAAGAGGAACACTCATGACTTTATTTACAAATTATCCATTAGTAGATTATAGATTTGGGGACGAGCTTACAACCTCACTATTCCAAAATATTACTACTTACGTAGACCTAATCGACCAGGTAGCAGATGATGCTGCTCTATATGAATACTACTTTATTCCTGATGGAATAAGACCCGATGTTTTGTCCTACGAGTTATATGGAACAATTGACTACTATTGGACGTTCTTTTTATTGAATGATAACCTAAGACAACAAGGTTGGCCACTGGACGAACAAGATGTACGCGCACTAGCAAAAGAATTCTATCCCAATAAGACTTTGCTTACTACAAATAAAATGTACGATGAGTTCTATGTCAATAACATTGTTATTACCGGATCCATTAACAATCCCACATTTAAAGGCAAGATCCTAGAAAAGAATCTGGATCTCGGTCAGATTACTGTTAAACCGTTTAAAGAGGTTAAGACTATTACAGTAACAGATGGTGGATCAGGATATACTACTGCACCTACGGTTACTATTACTGGAGGTGGGGGAAGTGGAGCAAGGGCTACTGCGTTTATTACTAATGGCGCAGTTACATCCATTGAAGTAGATGATGGTGGTGATGACTATGTATCTGCACCTACTATTACAATCGGACTACCTGATAGCCCAACCTCTAGCTCTGGTGATAGAGCCACTGCAACTGCAACCGTGTCGGCTTATACTATCAGTCCACCTGCACAGCTAAAATCTAGAAACTCGACCTATCCTACTGATTGGACTGAAGACAATGTGAAGCGTGTGAACGTTCATACAGTACTTGAACAGTACAATGCGACACATCACTATTCAAATACAGATGGTACGTGGTACGATCTACCAGTAGATTTTAATTCTGATACACTTTACATTGATAACAGACCGAACGAAGCAGCAGTACGAGATAAGGTAAATACAACCTATCTAAATAGGCTGGAAGAACAAAACAATGAACTACGTAGAATTAAAGTGTTCACTAGAACAATGGCAGCCCAAATTAATACAGAATTCCAAAAAGCTTTAAGATTGTAAAATGTATTCACCCGAACAAATACACATAATGAGTATTGTCTTGGATATCCCTGAGCGGACGAAAAAAGAGATATTCCTATACAAGGACACCGAAGAAACAAATGTAGTGGATCTTGTGGTGTATGAAAGTGTGTTCAACCCATTCCTAACCGCTGAACTTTCTATTATGGAAGACCAAGGCATTATCAGTAGCTTTAAGGGTACTGAAAAAATTATATTTACCTTCAAAAGCGCAATATCCGAAACTATGCCGGTAATAAGGAAAACATTTAGGGTTGATTCTATTAGTAATAATATTCCGGTAGAGGGTAATCCGAACCTAAGCCTAATAAGACTTCATCTTCTAGAGGATATGGCTTATTTTGATAAACTGAACAAGATTAATAAAGGCTATCAAGGATTTGGTGAGAATATTATAAGAAAGATTGCCAGGGGTGAACTGAACAAAGAGGTAATCCTAAATAAGAATTCTGTCAGTGATGTTAAATCCCCGATTAGAAGTAATGACTCCAATCCGTTCTATTATTGGAAGCCCTCGCATCAAGGTGACATTAGATACATAGCTCCATGGCAAACCCCATTAGAAATTATTCAAACTATTTTGAATAGGATGACAACCACTAATGGCTTTCCATATTTTTGCTATTCGACCTTAAATCAGAATAGATTAGTTCTGACCGATCTAGAAAGTATTCTAGGAAGAGGAAGTTTTAATCCTAAAAAACCATTTGTGTATTCCAGAGCAGCGATACAATATGAAGATGCAGATTTACCATATGTTATTAGTGGAGTATATGAATCAGAAACTAATCATGCACATCTCTTAGCTAGACTTGGTGCCTATGGATCTAGACTAGAAACTATTAATGCTAACTCCTCAAAGCCTGATACTCGATTCGTAAACATGGAATCGATTATGAATGATAGAGACCAATTGGGGTTGTTTAAGCCGGTTGGCAATAAACAAAGAATGAACATATTCGATAACCTTACCGGGATCTATGGCGACGAAGGATTCCCAGAGGGAGGTAGAAAAATATCTCAATATAACTCTGCAGTAAACTTTATAATAACTGGCGACACAATTGATCGAAGCTCCTCCAGTAAAGATAAATCTGTTTTAGGTTTTGCTGGACAGATCAACGAAGAGGATCATATATTAAAGGTAATTAGATCGAGTATGATTAGATACTTGCTAATGAATTATATAACTATCCAAGTTCCAGGATTACTATTCTCGACACCTTCCCTAAAGACAACAGTAGGTAATGTTATAGATATTAAGGTTCTTAATAGTGACCTAGGGGCTAGCGAATTAACAAACCCGGAGAGATCTGGAAGCTTTATGATACTAAGAACCAAACATGTGTTCAATGTGTTAGACGGGCTTCACAATGTCCAAATGGATGTTGCAAAAGTTGGCGAGGGAGGTAGAAACTAGTGTTTTACGGTGATGATGTTAGATGGTGGGTTGGAACAGTAAAAGCTACCGATCCAGAGACTCAGGGAAGATTTAAAGTAAGGATCCACGGACTACACAGTGATGAAGTGGATGACAAGTATCTTCCATATGCACAAGCACTTATTCCTACAACAGAGCCAGGAACATCGGGACTGGGTCTTTCACCGCAGCTGCAACCATCCGCATTTGTATTTGGTATCTTTTTAGACGGTAAGCAATCACAGTTACCTTTGATACTAGGATCTATGCCTCATACACAAGTACCTTCCTCAGTGCAAAGGGAAAACTCTAGATCCAGCTCTAACTTCTTTAAAAATGGTGACAAACAGACCGCATCAATATACAGTGGTAAGGTTACGCCAGTTATTATAACTGATGACATGGTGGCGCTATATAACGATGGTAAGGCTAATGCAGACGAAAGAAGAATGATCCTTATGAAGGTACTAACAGACGAAGGATTATCGCCTAGAGC